TTTATTATTCCTGATACTCTAAAGGTATATTTATTCTTTGGCTGATCTTCTGCTGTAACTATCCGGGTAGTAAGTAAAGTTCCACCAATAGAATATTCACTAGATTCTAATTTTTTAGGATCGTGGGTATACCCTATAGGGGTATCTAAAGTAGTAGATCCTATTTCGATTGTGCCTTCATCTGCCATAGTTTACCCCCTATCCTATCCCCGGGACCATCTCAAAGCCCCGGCGGTTATATTGTCTTGCTGATTCTTCTAGCGCCTGTTCGACTACTTGCTTGATCTTTCCAGCATCCCCATCACCCTGGACTGTTATATAAACGGTTGGGGAATAGCTTTTTGACTGATCATAGCTTTTATTTTCTTCTGCTGAAACAACCCTTTCCCCTTTATGAATTAAAGCTAAACCTGTTTTCGGTACATAAGCAATCCCGGTTTGATGTGTTGGTACACTTGTCCCGCCTACACCAAAACCTGTAGGTGTTTCCGGTCCAACGGTCGTTCCCTCAACTGCTGCTTTCCCTATCCCGGCTACTGCCTTTTTTATAAAATCAATAACCTTTTTTAATCGTTCAAAACTTTCACTTATAAAATTCACAAGTTTATCAAAAACTCCTTTTACAAATTCCCAGACTGACTTTGTTATATCTCTTATGCCTAAAAAGTTAGTGGCCCAGGCTGCACCTAGTGCTATAACTGCAGCAACAACTAATCCAACCGGACTTAATAAAGCTGTGATAGCCCCTATTGCCATCATGATAGGGCCGCCTACTGCTGCAAGCCCCCCTATTATTGCAGCCCCTTTTATAAGTGATTCAAATAATTCCGGGTTCGCTTTTGCCCATTCTCTTACTTTAGTGATAACTTCGGTGATCTGTCCGAGTAATTCTTTAACCATTGGGGCTAGTTGTTTTCCAATTTCAGATGAAAAGTTTAAAAATGAATTTTTTATTTCATCAATCGAGGCGGCTCCGGTATCGGACCATTCCTCAAAGGCCTTTTTGGCTCCCCCCACACCTTCTCCAACTGATACAATAGTGTCATCTAATGTCTTAAAACCTTCGGCACCTAAAGCAGAAAATCCTATCATGGCTTCTTTTCTCCCAAATAAATCCGCTAAACTTACCCCTGTCGCGTCTGAATGTTCTTGTAATGCTTTTAAGGCATCTACCAAACCTAGATCTTTTATCATATCTTCTGCGCCCTTATAGCCTTCACCTACTCCACGTATCTTTTCACCGATTGCTAAAAAGGCCGCTTCCATATCTTTTGTAGGTTTCATCATTCCGGTTAAAACTGCCTGGTATTGAGTAGCGGCTTCTGCGGTAGATCCGGCGGTTTTTGTGATAACAGCCAAAGATGCACCCATCGCTTCTTGGGCAATATTTAGATCAGAGGACATTTTTGCCAATCCACCGATAACCGGGATTAATTCGGCTACGTTAGTTTGGCCTTCTTTTTCAATAGCAAACAATAGATCTGCGGCTTCGGATGCGTTAGTAATGGCCCCTTCATAACCTTCCATCATTTTAGTTATGCCTTTAACAACTTCGGCTTGTTCAACATGGGCAGCCTTTGCGGTTTCTGCTGCAACGGTTAAAGTTCCCAGGGCCTCAACCGGATCTTTTACCCCTGCTGATATAACTTGATAATAACCTTCCATTAATTCTTTACTGTTACCAAGTTTAATATCAACCGATCCTAGTTTCGCTTCTATCTGTTCAAAGGGTTCACTCGTAACTTTCCCCATATCAACTAATTTAGTTTCATAGGCTGTAAAGTCCATAAATGTTTTAGTAAAAGCGGCAGTTACTAATCCACCGGCTACTGCAGCAGTCTTTCCTATTTGGCCGAGTTTCATACCAAAATTATTTACCATCCCGCCAGCTTTATCTAATGCTCCACCTAATCCGGAAGTATCTCCTAATATCCTAACTAATAATGATTCTTCGGCCAACTATCTATTCACCCCCAAATAAGCCAATATGGCTTCTTGCATCATGATTTTACTTTCATATACTTTATTAGCACCTGGCATTATTTTCTTCAAGTCTATTAAAGGAATTGACAAAGCCTCGTAATAACCATATCCATAAGCTACCCCTAGGGTTTCGATTGTATCTTGCCATCTTCTGATTTGCCAACTCCCATTTTGAAATCCAGGCCTATTGCATCACCTATTTCTTCAAACTTTTTCTTTAAATCTTTAATTGGAAATTCATCCATAAACTGATCCAACGTTAAACAAACATCAGAATTGAATTTCTTTATAGCGTGTAACATTAATAAATAGGAATAATCATAATCAGTTATTTTTTCATCTTCCTTTTTTTTCTCTAAAACTTTTATATCCAAGGATGATAAAGATTCTAATTCATATTCCTTTTTCCCGATCTTAACTTTAGCCATTTTCTTAATTCCTTTCTTATTTTTTAATAATCGCCAGTACAATTTCTTAAAGTAAATTGATGAGAAAATTCTTCCGTTGCACAATATTTAGCTTTTCCGGTAACGGCTACGGTTATTCTTCCTGATCCCGGGTTGGTTATCGGAAAAGTCGAATATCTGAATTTCGGGAAGTATAAAGTAAAGGTATTTTGATATCCTGTATCTCCTACGATATTGGCCCCGGTAAATATGATTCTCATTTTCTGTTCTGATCCGGCTACAAATATATCATATTCGGCTTGATCTACAAAATCAGTTACAAAATTAACCGTTACTTCTCTTGCTCCACTCCGGTAGAATTTTCTGATAATGTAAGTATTATTCAATGATGGGATTCCTACTAGTTTATTATCAATATTAATTTCTATGCTTTCAAGATAATTATTGGTAGTATATCCGGCTCCAAAACTTACAATTGCCTGATTCCAGGTAAATGGGTTAGTAGTCGGAAAAGCAACAACTGATCTGGTAATCCGGTTTACGTCTTTTGCTAATATCCCGGCTACTGCGGTTAATATCTTCTGATCAGTACCGAATTTTAAATTGAGGGTATTTACTACCGATCCAATAAATTGCCAGGCTTCGGTTATTGCCTGATCTCTATGCACTTCAATAGTATAGGGATATAAAGGGCATCTTTTAACGGTATCAACATCGGCAAAATCATCCTGGGATGGTGTAAATACATGATCCTTTGCGGTTGCTGCTGCTGCTCCTGTGGTATTTACCCTACGAACATCATCAATCCAAATAATACATTCACCTTTATCTACATCCATTTCTAACCCTACACTTAATACGGCCCCTAGCGCTGCCGGGGTTGCAATAGTCAAAGTGCATTCTTTCCATACGCCAGCGGTTAAAGCATCAATATTGATTAATTCATCCGGTGTCGCACAAGCCCCATCAGAAGCAATTAGAAATTTAAGATCGCCTAGATCGGTATTAACCGATGATTTTATCCATATCATTATTTCCTCATCTGCAGTCAAATCAACGCCCGCAAAAGTTTCAGTAGCGATTTTAGTTCCTGCAGCTACATCACCGGGTACATAAATTTTAACCGATCCGGAACCTGTCTTATAATCAGTATTATCTAATACCGATATACACTCTACATGGCTCACCCAATTATCCTCACAATCCTCTAATACAACAACTGTTCTTGCTGCCCAACCTGAAACCGGATCCCATATTGCTGCTCTCAATAGATCTCCAAAATTATCCGGATGTACTTCAACTTCTACCGGGCCGCCAAAAGTTCTTAACCCCTGATAGGAATGTGGTTCATCTAATACCCGCCGATGGGCCTTTGATAAAATTTCTTCTATATTCTGAATTATCCCTTCATTGTTCATGGTCCAAACTTTGGTAGCCGGTTGTGCTACCGTTCCCCAGGTTGTTTCTTTCTTGTAGGCTATATGGCCTCTTTCTGCCTGTGTCATAACTCATCATCTCCTTTCTTTACGGATTATATCCGCTGAATATATTTAACTGTAGTAACTGATATTCTAAGCCCGATATCCCCTTTTTCTCCGAATACAAAATTAGTAGCTCCTATTTCTCCCTGGTAGCAATCACCACCCAGGGGACCCGCTGCCGTCTTTATGTCATTCCTTATAGCTGTTCTTATTGAGTCGGTTAATGTTACGATCTGCCGGGCATTGGGGGCCGTATCTGCAAATTTAACATAAGCAACTATTTCTACGGTATAGGATTCATCCCGGACTGACTGTCTTGCTATAACCGGAAACGTTTCATCTAATAAAGAAGGGACCCCAACACATATAACCGGCCAGTCGCTATAACTCATCTGATCACCTTCATAGATCCCTTTGCAAGTTGTATAAACTCCCCCCGGAGTTATTGCCGCCCTTAAAACTGCTATCACTTTGGTTATAGTATTTTGTAAACTCATAAACTTAAACCCCACCAAGCGAATAAACAAAAACCTATAAACAAAACTATACCGAAAAATATTATATGCATCCAACTAATCTCTATAATAGGTTTGTCATTTAATTCAATTTTAATTTTCATAATTTACTCCTTTATAATATTTTTGTAAATCCCTTAAAAGCATCGGCCATTGCATCTGTCAGGCCTTTATGTAATATCTTTTTAATCTCTCCCCTCTTATCTACAAGGGCAGGTTTCAAAAAGGGATAATCTTTTTCATGCTTTCTTGCGTATGAAACTTTAGTTCCCACCTCTGCATTCATAGTTACCAGCCGGGTAGCGATAGAAGCCCTTAATCTTCCTGTATCTACATGAGGCGTTTGGTATATTTTTGCTGTTCTTTCTACCAATAAACCGGCCTCATTTAAAGCCTTATCTATTCTACCCTGTACCTTCTTACCGGCTCCTTTAAATTTTGCAGCAAGTTCTTTTCCTTGTAGGATCTCGGTTTTAAATTTCATTAAGCTACCTCACTTAAATAGATCATAAAGAAAGTTCCCCATTTGCTTGGCTGCACCTTAACAATATATTCATCCCCTCTTGTAAGGGTTATGTCTGCGCCTGCAATAGTAGCCGTTAAACTTCCGGATGCTACTGTTATGGTCCCGGCTACAACGGTTAATATTGTATATTCCCCATCATTTAAAGCTGATCCAACAACCCTAAAAACATCCCCTGCTTTAAATCCAGCAGTTAAAAAAGTTGCAGCGGTACAAGTAATAGAATCAACCCCTGCACCGCCGTCTACAAAAGCTATATCTGTTCCGGTAGTCATCGCCCCATCAACTATCATATCACCAATTTTAATATTCTCGGTAGCCCAGCAAAACATATTATGAGTTATATTAAGTCTTATATTGTTACTGCTAAAAGCGTTAGCATCCCCGGGGTTGACCGGCGGTATGCAACATCTTAAACCAGTCTTTACATTGGCCCAGGCTTCGACCGCGTGTCCGGTTGAAGATGCCTTCCTTCTTTGTATAACCGATTTTTTAAAGAATCTATTTATAGCCATTAAATACTCCAATTTATATGAGTGCTTAAATCGATCCTGATCTGTTTCATGATCTCGGCCTTATTATCGAAAAAGGTTATACTGTAAGGCCCTAACTTTTCAGTTTTTACATCCTTATCTTTATCATATCCCATCTTAATTAATTCCAGGCATTTAGCCTCAATATCACGCGGTAAAAATCTAAAATCGCCATAATATCCGGCATAATAACTTACCCGGATATTCTCGTGGCCTTCTGCAAAGCCGCCCTTATAATAGATATGATCTTCGTTTACCTCATAATCATCTTCATCTATCTCATCGTCATTTACCCATAATCCCCGGCAATGAGAGATGATCACGTTATCATCTGATAAATCCTCAACTATAACTTCATCAAAGGTTATAACAAATGCAGTAACTACACCATTTATAGTTAGCAATCCACTATTCAAATCAGAATTTTGAACCAATACCTCATTACCATCTGCAAAACCGTCTTTTACAAAACTTCCACCACTATCATTACGAGTTACTGTCTTTGCAACAGCATTCCAGACTAACCCATCAAGATTAACGGCTAGGACCGGGTATTGTTTAAAATATAATACTTCCTGGCCCTTCCCGCTGTGTCTTTCTTTGGTATAAGTCCTTACCAATAGTTTCCTATTTAATGCTTCTTCAATTATAGCTGATGCCTGATTAATGAGATCTTCCACGTGGGCATCAACGGCCCCACCATCGGTAGTGAGGCCTAATTGATAATTCGCTTTCGCCAAAGTCGTTAAAGCATAAGTATCTAAAGCCATTTATTCACCTTCTTTAATCCCCACAACAAACAATTCATATAAAGCAATATGCTGCTGTGTTAATTTTTCCTCTTTGTCTAATTTCTCTAAAGCTGAAATAATAATAGCCTTCCCTATTTCTCCAAATATAATCTCCTTTGGTTCAACCTTATCCCAGCCCTTCTCCGGATCTACATTTATTCCCCCGGTTGCTAGATCGGGTATTAACCCGGCCAATTCGCTTTCTTCTTCTGTCGGGGCCAGTTCCATTTGTAGATCCCTCACAATTTTAAGGGTTGCAAAAGATCCTTCCGGCGGTAATAAGGCCAGGCAAACAAGCCGATCAAATAACCCTAATTTAACCTTAAAATAAGGCTCGGCTCCCAGGGCCGCCATTCCCATTAATAATACAAAAACCAATACTAATACTGCGGTTAATTTCATTCTACGGTTTAACATTTCTTTACTCCTTTAATATTTTTTTATTGCGGTAGACCAACCCCTCAAGGCTACCACTAACCTGGCCTTTCTGCTTCCAGGCTTCCCCGCCTAATTCGCCACGTCTTTTTCACCGGGCAGTTGATAGCCGGGTTTATCTCTACCACCCGGCGAAGATTTTTATTTTTTATCGGTAAGTTCTAATATATCTAATATTTCCGCCTATATCTACATAAAGTGGAACCCATCCGTCTGCTGTGTAAGTATCAGCATCATCATCATCATCGGAAAGATCAGATCTGGTCTGTACATCAAATATAGCGGTAATCCCGGTATTGCTTGTAGCTACAGAAAACGGGCAGGCCCTATCCGGTGTATCTGTTAAAAGTTTCTGCATTCTTATCCCGAATATTACTTTTGAGGCTGCTATTTCGGTAGCCGCCCCTTCCCACACGCCACTTGACATGGCACAAATATAAGTACCGGCTACGTTCGCCGTAGTGGCGGTATCTATATTTACCCAGGATGCAAGTCCGCCCATGTGTCCGGTTGAAGTTCCCGACATAGTACCTACTACGTTTATGGTAGTTCCACTGCCATCCGCAACATTGGCATCTACCGTAGTATTCCAAAAATCTATCATATTTTGTGATTTACTTAATACCAGGAATTTATCGTAATAGGTTCCGGCTACCGGTGCAACAGTTATTCTCAAAGTTACATAATCGGCCGATAATACATGATCTACTAATGGGGTTAATCCGGTAATGGTCCACATTTCTCCATAATCGTCAAATTCCCCTTTTGCTCCACCTACTAATTCATATAACTCAAAAGCATATTTATCGGTATTAGTATCTTTTAATTCTGCGCTAGTCGGTACGTTAAAATAAGATTGATAGGCATAGTAAGATCCACCGCTTGAAACTGCGGGTTGCATATTCATTTCAGCACAAAATACCGCTGCCATTCCACCCCCGGCGCTACCGGTTGCTGAATAGGTTATTACTCCGGCTATGGCATTAGTCCAGCCACCTGTCATATAGGCCGATGTGATATGGGATCTTATTCCTTCATGAATAGCCAGGGCTGCTCCAACGGTATCA